TGTCCGTACCATCGTTGTCTTTGGGTTGGCTTTTAATCTTCTTTGACAGGGCGCGTTTGATGTCGTAGATGTCGCACAAGGCTTGCGATGCGTCATTGAGGTTAAGGTTCATTTGACTTCCTTTGATTCATCGTCACCAAATGAATACTCTTCATCACGCATGTCATTGTCGTGTTCTTCTCGCAGGTCTTCCAACTCCCGAAAATAGACTTGCAACTCGTCATACAAGTATTCAGGCAGATGGCTTGCCAAGCCTTCGGTTTTGCCATCGCTCCATGTTGCAGACAATTTGAAAGATGTGATTGTTTGTTTGATGCTCATGGCTTTGCTCCTAAGTTGATAAGGTGTTTGGTGGGGGTAGCGACTCCTCGGTCATAAACCATCATTCGCGCGCGTTTTTTCCATACTGGGTCAAGCTTTTGAATTGCTTGCGCGAGGGTCTTGGCAGTACTGGCACAATGCCAGTGGTCGCCTTCCATTGGTGTGTTGCAGTGAATCCATAGACGAATCATTTGCTTCCCCTTGCTTCGTGTCTGCCTTGGTTGAAACAGTAAATGTAGAGTTCGCGTTCACTAGACGTTTCGGTCTGCTCTAGCGCGTCTTTGAACAACTGGCGCAGGGCTTGCGCCCTAGCACCAGTGGCGCGTTCATATCTCCATCCGAGAATGATCAACTGAGACTCAGTCATTGAATGCAATCACAGTGATGATGAAAATAGCAACAGGAACAAGCACGATGACAACAAAGTCATAACCTGCTTGAATGCGGTCTCGTCTGCGTTGAGCAAGGAATTCCTCGCGCATGGTGGACATATGGCGGTAGTACTTCATAGTGCAATCTCCTTGGTGGTTTGGTTAATCGTGTAGCCCATCATCTTGATGATGCGGAGGGCTTCTTGGGTGAGGGTTTTAGTTCCTGCAATTTGCGCGAATCTCTTACTGGTTTCGCACACAGGATAGAAGGCACAACTGCCATAGTTCCATTTGAGTTCAATCGTGATTTGCATGGTTCTCCTTTGGGTTGGTGGAATAATCCTCAAAGCCCCGACTCGCGAGGCTTCAAGCATGACTCAGGCATCGTCAAGCAAGAGTTGTTGGCGTTGATCCCATGCACAAGCTTCAGCGCGTTCTTCTTCTAAGCGTTCCTTAACTGGATCAATCGCGCGGTCAATCAATGCTTCAAAGTTGTCGCGTATCTCTTTAACCTGAGCGCGGTAGTCATCACCCTCGTTGAAATAGACATCATCAAAGGTGTAGTCATCAGCAAGGCGGTGGAACATAACGGATTGACCCTCAACCATAGTAGGCCAAGCTTTCATCATCACTGCGAAACCATCACCAACAATCAGGATGTCACCATCTTCAATGTGTGGATTGATTTGGGTTTCGTCATAGGCGTCACCCATGGACAAAGAGGTAAGGTCATGTACTGCATACATAGAGGTTCTCCTAGAAGGTTTAAGGGACTAACACATGAATAACGTCTGCATCATATCATGTGTTGACACTAGGTCAATACATTTCATGTGTTTATTTGAAAATATTTTTAGGACAGGCAGCTCTTATTTGTAGTGACAAAACGAGCAGCCTAACCACCAGGTCAATAGACGGACACTTGCAAGGCATCGCGGGGTCTGGTATCTTCGGGCATTCTTGTTACGTACCCATGAAAACACCATGCCACAAAAGTTAACGCGCGCGCAGATCAAAGCAGGTCTGGATCAAATCCCAATAGAGACACTACTAAGTAGCGGAGAAGGCAAGACTCCTAAACTTACAGGGAAAATGAAAGCATTCGCTAAAGAAATAGCACTAGGGACAAGTAAGGCAGAAGCATACAGAAGGACATACAACAGTAAGCCTGCACCATCTACTATTGTCACAGCGCCATATAAGCTTGCGGCAGATACTAGGATACAACGTGAGGTCGAGGCTTATAGGTTGGCAATAGAGGCAGAGAAACACAGAAACCCTGCTCAACTGAAGGCACTGCTTGTCCAGCAACTGGTTCAGCACTCACTCGATGAGGATTTTCCACCTGCACAGAGAATGAAGGCACTGCAAATGATTGGCAATCTATTTGAGGTCGGCGCATTCCTAGAACGTAAGGAAGTTACTACTGTACGCAAGAGTTCTGACATTCGCACAAGACTGTTAGAGAGACTCGGCACACTAACAGATGTTAATGTGAAGGATGATGGACTGACATTGATGCAGGAAATCAAGGGTGATGCGGCTTTGGATGTGGAAGCGCGCGCACCCACCGCACCCGTACCCCCGCAGGAGGGCGTGGCCGCCCCCGTGTGTGCCCCACATACTGTTTCACTCATTCAATCACCAGAAAAAAACATGGGGGTGGTGGTATCAGAAAATCCTGAGACTGTCTTGGACTTTGATAAGGAATGACCCCCCTATGTGTTTTGTATACAAAAAGTGGTGGGGGGTACATTAACAGATGTTAGTGTAGACGTATGATTCAGAAAACTTTTGAAGCTTGTATTGGGGCATGTATGACTGAGAAGCAAAGGACTGTGTTTCTTGTGATAGATGAGTATTGGAAGAACTTTGGTTATGGTCCTTCTATAGATGACATCATGTTTCATACTGGGGATAAGGGGCGGGGGAATGTTCATAGGGTTGTTAAGAAGCTTTGTGAACTAGGGATCTGCCGGCGCAGTGCTCATTCGGCGCGAAGTGTTCGGCCGTCTTATATTAGTTTAAGGAACTTACCATGAAGACAATTATTCATGTAAACCAACACGTTATTAAAGCTAACAGGAATAGTGGAGCAAATGATCCTGTGTTGACTGTGAAGACTTATAAGGACAATAGATATGGCCATGAGGTTTTGATTAAGGGTGATAGCAGGATTGTGTATTCTCCTGATAAGCCATTGTCGTGCGGTGCTCATGTATGGATTGAAACGCAGGGTAAAGTGACGGTGATTAATGATGAGTTGATGCTGGAGGCGTTGGGTCCTTGTGGTAAATAAAAAGCAAGAAATGGAGATGAAGGAAGAGCTCGACCTGTTTGTCAGGAGGATTACTCATGCTTTGTCTATAACAGTGGTAGAGGCGGAAGCTGCTGCAAAGAAGTTTTTTACCCTACCATCCAATGAGCAGGCCGCTTATCTTGATGACCTTGATGCTCTTGAAGCAAGCCAAGAAAGAGAGGAAGCTTTTGATGATTTTATTAAGTTTGCCCATGCGATGTGGCCTGGCTTTATTGATGGAAGACATCACAAAGTTATGGCAAAGAAGTTTGAAGAGATTGCTACGGGCAAGATTAAGAGGTTGATCATCAATATGCCGCCTCGACATACGAAGTCAGAGTTTGCATCCTATATGTTGCCGGCGTGGTTCTTGGGAAGAGATCCTAGTAAAAAGATTATCCAGTGCTCGAACACGGCCGAGCTGGCTGTGGGTTTTGGACGTAAGGTCAGGAACTTGGTTGCGAGTGAGCCGTTCTCTAAGATATTCCCTAATGTAAATTTGAGATCAGACAGTAAGGCTGCTGGACGATGGTCTACGAATAAAAATGGAGAATACTTTGCTATCGGGGTAGGCGGTACAGTAACTGGTAAAGGTGCGGATCTTTTGATTATTGATGATCCCCATTCCGAACAAGAAGCCGCCCTTGCCGCAGGAGATCCTTCAGTCTTTGATAAAGTCTACGAGTGGTACACATCTGGCCCGCGCCAGCGTCTCCAACCAGGAGGAGCGATTATTGTCGTGATGACACGCTGGGCCAAGAGAGATCTAACGGGAAGGATCCTGCAGTCCTCGATAGAAAAAGACGGAAACGATGATTGGGAGGTGATTGACTTCCCCGCGATCTTACCAAGCGGCAAACCTTTGTGGCCAGAGTTCTGGAGCTTAGAAGAATTGATGGCGCTTCAGTCTGAACTGCCTGCATCTAAGTGGAACGCCCAGTATCAGCAAAGCCCAACGAGCGAGCAAGGCGCGATTGTTAAAAGGGAGTGGTGGAAAGAGTGGAAAGAAGACGCTCCGCCGAGATGTGAGTTTCTGATCCAGTCATGGGATACGGCGTTTACGAAGAATGAGCGGTCTGACTATTCTGCGTGTACAACATGGGGTGTGTTTTATTTAAACGAGAATCAGAATGATGCAAATATTATTTTGCTTGATGCGTTTAAGAGAAGGATGGAGTTTCCTGAGCTGAAAGAAAAGGCGTTTAACCACTATAAGGAGTGGGAGCCAGATGCTTTTATCGTTGAGGCCAAGGCTTCAGGAGCGCCGTTGATCTTTGAATTACGGGCGATGGGGATACCGGTTCAAGAGTTTACTCCGTCTAGGGGTAATGATAAGATGGTGAGGATTAACTCTGTATCAGATTTGTTTGCCAGCGGTAAGGTATGGGCGCCAGCAACGCGCTGGGCAGACGAGTTAATGGAAGAGATGGCTGCTTTTCCAAATTCAGATCACGATGACTTGGTTGACTCGGCAACACAAGCTCTGATAAGGTTTAGAAAAGGTGGGTTTATACGATTGCAGACTGATGAAGAGGAAGAGCCTCGATCATTCAGGCGCAAAGTTTCTTATTATTAAGGATAAATATGTCTATTGAAAAATCACTTTATGCCGCACCAGAGGGTTTGGAGTCTTTAATTCCTGAAGAGGGCGATCAAGTAGATGATCAAGGAATTGAGATTGAGATTGTTGACCCAGAAGAGGTGACGATTGACACTGGTGATGTAGAAATCAAGATTGGCGGCGAAGAAGAAGATGATTTTGATGAAAATTTAGTCGAAGTTTTAGATGAATCTATCGTTGCTGGGATTGTTACTGACTTAGTTAGTGACTATGACGATGATATCAACTCAAGAAAAGACTGGATGCAGACATATGTAGATGGTTTAGAGCTCTTGGGGATGAAGATTGAGGAGAGAGCTGACCCTTGGATTGGTGCTTGCGGTGTTTACCACCCACTTTTGTCAGAAGCACTGGTGAAATTCCAGGCTGAAATTATGATGAGCACCTTCCCAGCCGCCGGTCCCGTGAAAACGCAGATCATTGGCAAAGAAACCCCCGAAAAGAAAGACGCCGCAGTCCGTGTTCAGGATGATATGAACTATCAACTGACAGATGTGATGACTGAGTTCCGTCCTGAGCACGAAAGAATGGTTTGGGGATTGGGATTGTCGGGTAATGCGTTCAAGAAAGTGTACTTTGACCCCAGTTTTGACCGCCAGACGTCTATTTTTGTGCCGGCCGAAGACTTGGTAGTCCCTTATGGCGCGTCAGATATCCAGACGTCACCCCGCGTTACGCACGTTATGCGTAAAACAGAGAATGAACTGAGAAAACTTCAAGTAGCTGGGTTTTATGCTGACATTGACTTGGGTGAACCCAACAATAACCTTGATGAAGTAGAGAAAAAGATTGCTGAGAAGATGGGATTCCGCGCTTTGTCGGATGACCGCTATAAGATTCTCGAGATGAACGTGGAGCTGGACCTTGAAGGGTTTGAGCACACAGACAAAAACGGCGAGCCTACAGGAATTGCCCTTCCTTATATCGTAACGATTGAATATGGAAGCATGAAGTGTCTGGCTATCCGTAGGAACTGGAAGCAAGGCGATAAACTACACACCAAGCGCCAGCATTACGTTCACTATGGCTACGTTCCAGGATTTGGATTCTATTGTTTTGGATTGATCCACTTAGTTGGCGCGTTTGCCAAGTCTGGTACGTCAATTCTTCGTCAATTGGTAGATGCTGGTACGCTGGCCAACTTGCCTGGTGGCTTTAAGACTCGCGGCCTGCGGGTTAAGGGTGATGATACACCAATCGGTCCAGCTGAATGGCGAGATGTAGACGTACCCAGCGGAACTATTGCCGATAACATCATGGCTCTTCCCTACAAAGAGCCCTCACAAGTCCTAGCCTCTTTACTCGATAAGATCGTAGAAGAGGGACGTAAGTTTGCCTCTGCAGCTGACATTCAAGTTGCTGATATGTCTGCCAACTCTCCCGTTGGAACAACACTGGCAATTCTTGAGCGGTCTTTAAAAGTGATGACGGCCGTACAGGCAAGAATTCACTACTCGTTCAAACAAGAGCTGGCGCTTTTGCGCGACATCATTAGAGAGTACACACCGCCCGAGTACTCCTATGAGCCAGAAGAAGGAAGCCGCAAAGCCAAACAGTCTGATTATGATTTGGTTGATGTGATTCCCGTGAGCGATCCTAATGCAGCCACTATGGCTCAGAAGATTGTTCAGTATCAAGCTGTGATCCAGCTGGCCCAACAGGCGCCGCAGATTTATAATTTGCC